GTGGATCGATTACCGGCTGTGGTTGCATTGCTGTCCTTTTTAAGCCGGGTTTGCCGCTCCGTAAGCGTAATTGTTATTGGTTTATATTATACCAGATATTGTAATTGTAACATACGAATAGCGCTAGCGTTTCTTCGCAAGGTTTCTTTTGTCGCGCTTGGCTGAAGCCTCCGCATATTCCGGACCGAAGAAGTCATCTGGTAATGGCGTTATTCTGATAAATGCACCGGGTCTGCCGGGGCGATATACCGCCTCGTAGTTTGTCTTGGCGATACTCTCCCAATAATCATCCGGGAACACGCCCGCTTTTACCAACATATCCAGTATGCTAGTGACCCGGTTGTCGGTGTCGGCGCGCCCGAGCGTGCCAAAGTAGAGAATAAGCTCGAGCATAACATGACCATCGAAGCGCTCCTTCGTCTGCAGGCGCACATTGCCGATCGCAGTTTTTTGCCAGTCCTCGAACGCCCGGCTCGGAAAGCTCATGCCGTCCCCGCGATTTATGCGCGAGTTTTTCTTTGCCGGTATATTTCCAGCCAATTTTAGCTCAACGATATTTTGCGACATAGGCTTTTACCTCAAGAGTTGGGTTCATATACCTTTATATTCGATTGCCGTCTTTGTCTTTGACGTAGTTATCCAGCAAACCGTTTCTAGTCTTATAGCCCTCAGTAATAATCGAGCAGTCACAGCCGCGATGCCGCATCCATATATCAGCCGGAGCGTCCTCGAACCTGCCGTCGTATGTTTTCGCCAGTCCATCACACCATTCGCAAGACTCGCTGACTACCTTGCGAATTATGCGGACACGTTTACCGGACTGCGAGGCATTACGAGTGGCGTCCCGCTGCGCGTTGCTCGCCATAGTATCCAGGTAATTCCGGACCAGCAGACCAAGCCCGAGTGCTCCCGCCGACACGCTGGCGCTGGCTACCTTTGCCAGTCCGAAGTGCCGGTCGTCGATGCCTGGACCGGTTGTATGCTCAATCTCATAATCAAAGGCGTTCATATTGTAGACTTTGGCGTATACCGCCGCGCCCACCTCGCGAAATAGTATCTCCTGGTTGAGCTGGCGTATGTCCGGAGCGATTTCCGGGTTGTTGATGATAGCGAGTGCCGCCATTACCTTTTTCTGGATCGTATCGTTGAGTGCTGCATAATCCATTAGAATGTCCACCCTGCAATAGTGCTTTTAATATCCTCTACCAAGCCGGACGCCTGCTCCACGCGCTTTTTGGAGTACACAGCGCCGCGAGCCGGCTCTTTTGTGGCAACTAATACGTCTATGAACTTAGAAGCCTGCTGGTCTGTCAATGCGTGGGTAATCTCGTCGATGCTTTGAGCGGTTTTGACTATCTCGGCGTCGGCGGTAATGATTTCATTCGCCAATAGCAACTCCTTCACCTCTTTGAATTCTTTTGTTTTGATCACCACCAGGTCGGCAATATATTTACTTTGATCCAGGGACGACATCAGCCACCTCCGTTTCGAGTATATCTACTGTCGCGCCTTCCATTTTCATACGCAGCACGCGCTGCCCTTTGTCGTTGATTGCTGGCTTGATGCGCGACCAGTCCTCTGATAGCTTCTTACCCTGCGCCTTTGTGAGCGGTAAGACTTCGCCAGTGAAGCGGTTGTTGTATAGGTATATTTGAGCTTTCTTCATGTGTTTATTTTATCACAACAAACAAAAACGCCCCACCGAAGTGGAGCGCCTCTGTAGTTAGTAGCCGAGATTAGCTAGCAACTGGTTTTTCGATGAGGCTGAAAGCAGTCTCGTCGAAGATGACAAAGCCGAGGACGGCTTCCGCACGAATCGCGATCTCGTTCGTACGCTTAAGGTCGCCTGCACCATCTGGATCACCATACTCGATGGTTTCTAGAGGCACGTTGCGGGCAACACCCCACTGGAAGGCGTTAAAGTCACCCATGAGCGACTGAACACGAGCGTCTTCCGCGCCGAGTTCCTGACGACCAGATACTGTGTCGCTAGCAGCGGCAGGGAGTCCCTGGAAGTTGTCAACATTGAAACCAAGACCCAGTTCTGGATACAGCTTTACGCCGTTCTCGTCGCGAGTACGAGCCAGTTTACCGGCAAAGACAGGATCGAACGCGATACCCGTCGCAACGTGACCCGCTTCTTGGAGATCTTCAGCTTGCGCTTCGATGTCCGCATTCGGATCAGCTGTTGCAACAACGCGACCAACGTCGTTTCCAGCTTTCGCAAAGTACTGGCTAACGTTACCAGATACTGTGCCGGTCTTAGGGTTGATGCCGTGAATCGCAATCAAGTCGAGCGCGCGGCTCAAAGCGATGGCGATGTTTGCTACCAATTTGTCGACGATGCCGGTTTGGTAGTCTTCATCTTCCCATAGAACCTGGTTACTCATTCGGTAAGTAACCTGAACCGTGTAAGTCTTGGTGGTTGCCTTAGTAGGCGTGCCATCGTTGCTGGACTTATCAGCGCCTTCACCAACCAGCTCGGCTTTTGGAGTGCCGGTAAATGTAAAGTGAGCGGTGTCACCTACTTTGATGGTTGGATCTTGTGCGGCGAGTTTAGAGAGGACGCCACCTCGGATGTTTTTGCTCCACGCTTCGCCCTGGTGTGCGGCTAAGTCGAGTGCATCTGTGTAAAGCGGATTACCCATAGCTTTAAATTCCTTTGTGAAATATTAGGTTGAATTAAGCGTCAGCTTTGTTTCGACCAAATAAGTTACGAGCGATGCTTGTGTTTCCGTCCGCCTCGCCTTCAGCAGGTTTGCCGGTTTTCTTAACGACTACTTTTCCTCCAGGAGCTAGCTTTGAGAGCTTTTCAGCTTTCGCTTCTAGTGCCTCGACAGAATCGCCGTCTAGGAACTCAAGTGCATCATCAGATAGCTTGTACTTGCTAGCAATCTTGACTTTTTCAGTCCCTAGCTCCGCAGTTTTCACTTTGGTGGTTAGGTCGCCAATCGTGACGTCCTTTTCCGCTAGCTTGCTCTCAAGTTCTGACTTGATCGTATCAACCTTTGCAGCCTTCTCTTTGAGGGTTTCGTAATCGGCAAACTTGCCGCGCTCCCGCTCGAGACGCTTAGGGATGATATTTGTGTCGATCTCGGATTGAGTGAAAAGTGTATCTTCCACTTCCTTAAAATCGTCGCCATCTTTTGTAAAGTATTTAGTCATCTCCGCTTTTCCTTTCCGGGGCGTAACCCGTTTTTTCTGACTATCTCCAATATAACACAAGCGCGTTATTTGCAACAAGTACTTTGAGTAACTTTGTTATGCAGCCATTAGCGGCGGTGGTAAACGTCGCAGTATACCTGGTATCGGTGATACTGAGCAAGGGTATCATCTAGGTTGACGACCGAGTTTACCTTTGCGTGTGTAATGTTGTCGTTGTATGCCTGGAGTTGCGGCACAAGGTCAGCAATCACATTTGCCTCATCACTAGCCGCTGCCCGGCTAGTCTTGTTATACACCTCGATGAGTATCTCAGCGCGATCCAGTACCATAGCCTCACGTGGACCGCCGGTACGATCCACCAGGATAAACTTCTCTGGTGGTTTTGTTGGCTTGTCACCACTCACAGGATAGTCCGACACTACAGTGCCGAGCCATTCAATGACGAGGGCTTCAATATTAGCCATTTGCTTCCTCGCTGAGCTGTGTAATACGCTGCTGCAAGGCTCGCAAGTTCTGCTGCTGTTGTTCGATAGCCTGTATGCAATCAAAGGCGAGCGCCTTTGCTTGCTCTACTGTCGTGATGTCTTCAAGTTTCATTAGGCTTCATCTGCCTCCATTACTACGGCTGCCAAGGCAGTTCTCGCCGCAAACTCGACTGCCTGATTTCTTGCCCATGCTTTAATTTGCCTCTTGAAGAACACCTCTTTGGTGATGTTCGGTATCGTCTGCTCTGGGTTGGCAGGGTCAGGGATTGTTTCCGTCCAGCCGTTCATTGCTGCGACCGCTTCTACTTCTTTTGTGTAGAGGGTGTCTTTGATGGTTAGTGAGATTGCGGTCATATGGTTCTCCTTATGTACTCGTTATTGTTTCCCAAGCGGTTGCTCCACCGACACAGAGCTTGTTGAGCGTAGTGTCAAAGTATATTGCACCCTTTACATACGCTGGCGCACCAGCAGTTGTTGCTTGTACTGGCATGAGTAGCCCTGTTATTTTGAATTGTCCAGCAGTAGCACCGTCGGCATACGCTGTACTGTTTAGGTAATGACGAGTGGCATAGACATTTGACCAGTAAACTGTTGTATCACCCAGTTTATAAGTACCTGTAGTTGTTGGGTAAATTGTGCCTGATGCTCCGATAGAACCTGTATTATTTATGATTAAACGGACGTTTGCTCCACCGTTAGTAAAGAAAGCAATACTATGGTTACTATCTGTGCCAAATCCCATCGTTGATGAACCGTTATTATATAGTCGTGCTTGGACAGTCGAGTTATACATCTTAAACTCTGAACCTGCACCTGTGTCATTGAGCCAAAAGACTGCACGATTTGTATTTCCTGTTGGTGTCGCTGTTCCAACCCCAATGGCTATTCCTGTACCATTTTTTGTTACTACTAGGTCACTTGTATTTAATACTAAAGGGGTAGTTGCATTTATAGCTAACGCTCCGCTCATCGTACCCCCAGTTTTAAGTACGTTCAGTGATGCTGCACCAGTCAAACTAGCCGTTACGGTGTTAAAACTAGGACTAGCCCCCGTATGTATATCCTGTGGCAAACTCAGCGTAGGGTTACCACTTACCCCATCGCCATTCGTGACGGTCACTTGGTTTGTTGTGCCTGTGATAGTGCGTTGGGTAAACTTCCCATCCAGTGCCGTCTGCGTGGCGGTTGAGATAGGCTTTGCCGCGTCACTTGTGTTATCAGCGTTGCCTAGCCCCACCTGCGCCTTTGTAACGCTATGAGGGTTTGAGGTGTTGCCAGTGTGAGCGGTGAGGTCTGACGCCTCTGCCAGCCCTGTGACTGCACCTGTGCGAGTGTTGACGGAGGTGACGGTGTTGACCTGTGCGCCCGCTGCAATGCCGTCCAGCTTGGTTTCGTCTGCGGTGGTAAATGAAGCGGTCGTGTTATCAAGTACTGTTTTATTTGAGTGGGTGTGCAAGTTGGACTTCTCTGCATCGGTGACATAGTTATCATCAACGCCAAGCGCCGGGGCAAATGCTGTTGACGGCTCGTAAGCGGCAGAGTCCAGGTTTGCAAGGTGAGTAATATCAGTTGGAGTGATTGAAGCAGCGGAACTTGCAGCAAATACTGGGTCTGTCTCGGCGGGCACATCTGCAGCGGTTATGAACGCAGAGGCGGTATTGTCGGCAGTAGATAAGTCTTGACCAGATATGTTTTGCAAGGCGGTATCCGCTAACGCTCCCTGACCGGTCGTTGCGAAGTCACCTCTTGATCCGTCTGCCAATGCGTACTGCGGATGGTCATCATCAGAAAGACCACCGAGTTGTCCGTGGTCAGTAATTACGTCCACTAATTGTTGCAAGGTTTCAACCGTGACTGAACTATTTTGTCCGTCTTTTACGATCGGAATAATCTCTGAACCATCGACAGTTGGTTCTGGTGGAAAATCAGAGAATTTTTTCGGGTCTAACATGAATGCCATTATGACGTCTCCCCCGCTAAATAAAACTTGCTGTCCTCGGTAACGAAGAAGTGTAGCCATACATCGTTGTCGCCTTCATCATAACGCCCAACGGACTCTGCCGTAAAGTACCTATTCCATCGAGTCGGTGTATTCTCGTCCATGAACGACGTGCTGCTAGAGTCGAGTTGGAATATACGACCTTTCCATGCCACGTATGAACCTGATAGATCGGCAGTCAGCAATTTTGGCAGGTGGATAGTAACCACATCGCGCATTTGGTCAATCGCCTGTTGCTCCCGGGCATTGGTTGGTGCGCTGAGCGGTGCAATTAGGCAGTCCGGCACTGATACTCCGACGATGGTATAGACTGAATTATTAAAGGCATCTGTCGATGTCGGTACTCTTGTTTTGAATTCCAGTGCGATACCTTTCATACATTTTATATTACCATATTTTGCGTGTTTCTGTTTTTGCTTGGCAAAGTTGCGCCCAGAAATTCGGTATTTATACGGCGGACTCTAGGATTTGTAGAAAAAGGGCGACCTCCCCCCCTGTTGTTTTAACAACGGTTAGGTTGATAAAAATGATTGAAGTGAACACTTTTTTTAATAAAAATGCTGTTTTCTGGACCGCTAGCGGCGGAGTACAGGCTATATAAATGGTATAATACTTCCAATATGGTTACTAAACGCACAAAAACTACGCACGCCATGAGGCTAGCACCGCGACCAGCAGTAGTAATAAACAACTTAACAATGATACCTCTGGGAGTTGGTGCAAGAGATGGTTACGCCATAGTAGACAGCGACCAGTCAGGCTTGGGGATACACAAGTGGTCTCTAGGTGCGAACGGCTACGCTATAGGGTGTTGTTATATCGAAGGTAAGAAGGTGTATACATCGATGCATCGTTTAATTATGGGCGTTGATAGTAATCACTTTATAGACCACAGAAACCACAACAAGCTAGATAATAGGCTAGACAACCTTCGTATAGCAACACACTCTACCAACCAAGCCAACAAAGTCTCCACCGGTGGTAGTTCAAAATACAAGGGCGTTCAACGTATGAAGCGTGTTCGGACCGCAGACTTATGGAGGGCAAGGATAAAGGTACATGGCGTGTGGTTCTATCTAGGTAACCATCTTACCGAGAGGGATGCGGCTCTAGCTTATAACGAGGCAGCTATTCAATACTTCGGTGAGTTCGCGCTACTAAATGATGTATAGTAAATACAGTTAAGAATGGAGAAAACTATGCAAGTAACGATCGATGGCGTGCCTTACGTGAAGCAGGACGACAAGCCTACAGTATCAATCGGAGTTGGTATTACTACTCACAACCGGCAGGCGTTGGCTGCTAGCACGCTAGCCAAGATACAAGCGGCAACACCTGGCGCTCGCATCGTTGTGGTGGACGACGCTAGCCAGCCACGCGTAAGAATTCCTGGCGCTGAGGTGTATAGGTTCGATAAAAACGTGGGCATTGCTCGCGCTAAGAACAAGTGCCTCGAGTTGCTCGCTGATTGCGATCATATCTTCCTATTTGACGACGACACGTACCCATTAGCGCCAGGCTGGACCGAACCATACGTTACCAGCCCAGAGCACCACCTGATGTATCTATTCGAGGCATGGGCAAGCGGCACACCAGTAGGCGATGATGCTGTTATATACAAGGACGCTAGCCATAGAGCGCACGTTCATGCCAGGGGATGTATGTTGTACGTCGACCGCTTAGTACTCGACACTGTAGGCGGTATGGACGTGCGTTTTGGTATGGCTATGAATGAACACCTTGATTGGTCGATGCGTATACACAACGCTGGGCTGACAACGTTCAGATACATGGACGTGCTGGGCAGTGAGCAACTGATTTACTCAATGGATCAGCACCAGGAAGTCCGGACCAGCATAGACAATCGCCGCCAACAGAACGAAGGCAGCCAACACCTGCTTGAAGCTGCCCAGACGAGTCGGGAGTATATGCCATACGGCAAGGACGTGGTGATAGCCTGCTACTTTGCCAACGTAATGGACGTACAGCGCGGCAAGGCATGGCTGCCGGACCAGCGTGCTATACGAAAGCTCCAGGCTTCAGTAGAGGCACAGGGCTTGGAGTTCGTGCTAATACACAACTGCTTTGATCTACCAAACAGGGTGGATATAAGCAGCTCTCCATACTTTGAGCGGTGGCTTAAGGAGTGGCAGTACCTGCGCAACCGTAAGGACATCGTCAACGTGTTTGTGGTAGATGCTACTGACGTCGATATGATCAACAACCCATTCCCTCATATAGAGCGAGGTAAGCTATACGTTGGTGATGAGCCGGGCAACACAGTCGCTATACCCTGGATGCTTACTAGACACCAAGAGCCAAACGTCAATGCCTGGCTGCGCGAGAACAGTACGCTGCCCTTGCTAAATTGCGGTGTGGTGGGCGGTCGTCGCCAGCTAGTAATGGATCTATGCCGCGATATGTACCTGTATCACTTTGAGTACCCACAGGACCAGACGGAGATGGGTATATTCAATCGGCTCATGTATACCCGATATGATGGCGTTATTGAGTACGGTCGACACGTTACTTCCCTATTCAAAAAGTTTGAGGAACGTCCGACCTCTTGGTGGAGGCACAAATGAAAACAATCAATGCATACTGGTGGCGACCGGCAAAGTCGCCATGGAACTTCGGAGACGAGCTGGGTGCGATCATCCTGCGCAAGCTAGGCTATAAAGTCAAACGTGTTTCATTTGTAAAAGCCGACGTATTGCTCACTGGCACTATGCTAGACCCTGCAGAGCGCAAAAACCCCAATGCCACCATTGTCGGTACTGGATCGGGGCATACTCACGACGCAGAGCATAATTTCAACGTATTAGCAGTCCGGGGCGCACTTACTGCCAAAGCGCTCGGTGTAGAGGCTACAATGGGCGATCTGGGGCTTTTGGCTTCTCGTATATGGCATAAAGAGCCGACTCGGTACAATGTGGGCGTTGTGCGGCACTATGTAGACCAGGACGAGTATCCATTCGCGGACATCGTCATTGACGCCACAGAGCCAGCCGAGGACGTAATTAAAAAAATATCATCCTGCCGGGTTATACTCTCCAGCTCCCTGCATGGGATCATAGTAGCGGACAGTTACGGCATACCAAATATGCGAATTGCCCGGGACGACGTTATTACCGGCGACTGGAAGTGGATGGATCATAAAACAGCCCTCATTAAGCCGATGAGCGATATACAAGACGAACTATTGGAGGCGATAGCAAAACTATGAAAATATCAGTGTCTATAATGGCTCATCCAAAACGAAAGCGCGAAGCTGAAGCCCTGTATAAACAACTTATTCAATACCCCTTTTCAGACGTATACATTATCTGGGACGAGCTAAACAACGAGTGGCATACTGGCGAGCGGGCGCTGAAGGGCGGCATTGTGCTTGGTAGTGATTGGCACTTGGTAATCCAGGACGACGCGGTGCTGACTCCGCATATTTACGATAATATCGAGGGCTTGATTTCTGCATTGCCGGTCAAGAGCGTTGTTTCGCTATATACCGGCAAAGTGCGACCGCTTCAGGATCGGGTGATCCCTGCAGTGCAAAAAGCACCAAACGGATCATTCCTTAGCCATTACATGATGATGTGGGGCGTTGCTATACTCCTGCCTTCAGACCAAATAGAAGCGATGCTGGAGTTTGCCGCAGACCCTATGTTCCGGGAGGATAAGTACGATATACGAGTCGGGCGGTTTTATTACGGCAACCACCTGCCTATTTACTACTCAATGCCCTCATTGGTAGATCATGACGATAGTATTGGCAGTTTGATAGGCAATGGAGGCACGACAGCGCCTCGTGTTGCCCACAGGCTCGCCACAGGGCGCGTTTCCTGGACCGACCGGGTAATTGCGCTATAAACAAACAAAAACCCCACACAGGGGCTTGTACTAGGCAAGGCAGTTTAACGACCCCTGGCAAGCGCCAGCTTATATACCCAGGTCGTGGAGTCTAGTAGTCTCCGTTGGCGATAGTCTCGGCTGCAGCAGCCTGGTCTTGCTCGTAATCCTCCCAGCTGTCAAAGCCTTCTGGAGGGGTGGGTGCAGTATAGCCACACCCACATTGTCCGTTTTGGTATTGTGCGGTTGAGCCGCAGTTAGGGCAGCGCATTTACGCTACCCTTTCTATTACTACTGGACCGCCGCCGACGCTACCGTAGTTATCGGTTAGGGCGATTGAGTCGTTTACCTGGAGGTCGTCTAGCTTTTTAAAGTTCTCGCGCATCTTTTCGGTGCTATTACTGTTGATCATTACCCGGACCGCTTCGTAGCTCATAGTCTTAGTAATGTTGTGGTCTGTGCCGGTTACTTCGTATTTCATGGGTTTTTTGCCTTTCCATGTGTTACTTGTTTACATAAACAAGCATAGCAAAACTGGGTATAGTTTGCAAGTCTTTTCTCTGTTAAATACCAAAAAACGCCCACTTCTGGGCGCTTTCGGGCTTAAACCACACCTCACGTATGGATGCTGGCGACGGCATAAGCCTTACATTGGGATTGCTCCTATTGAACGTTGGCGTAGGTCATAACCCCACACGTTACCGCCAGCTTTTTAATTTACGTTTGACGTTTCGCCGAGAGGCACTTGGTATAAACCGAGTCCGATAGCGCTAGGGTTGGCAAATATGATCACACCGACCGTTTCAAACTCCAGGCTTACGATACCTTTGTCCTCTTTGATTGACTTGAGTACCGCTCCGGGGAACAACTCGCCGAGCTGTTTTACCTGCTGCTCGCGGTCTATGATTGGTATCTTTCCCTTTGCCATTATGCGTGCCAGTAGTGATTAGGGGAGATTGTAAAGTATATCGCTGGTATCCATAGGACCAGTCCACCAAACAATGCCCATAGTATTACGCTGTGACCAGTTTGAACGCGGGTGTAGTTTTGCTCCCGGCTCATACAAGCCCCCATTCTGCGAGCTTTTCAAACCCGCCGATCTCTTTGATGTATTCACCTGCCCGCGCAACGATCTCTTCGTATGGCAGTCCGTCTATGAGCTCATCGCCAATAGCACAGTGCAGTTCGACAGGCTCGCCGGTTGCTTGAGCCTTCAGGTGGGCGTATATGTTTACGGACACGTCGGCTTTGCTGAGGTCTTTACCATGCAGACCGCCACCGGTTACTGCCGCGCCCATATCAGAGCCGAGCTTGCGGTTGACCGCGCCGGTGTCAACGTCAGTGCCGCCAGTCCAGTCGCCGAGTGGGTTAATGACCATACTGTAGTTGATGAACATATCCGATAGCTCGTCGTGGTGGGCGTTGCTTTGGCAGATGATCAGGCGGTTACCGGCGAGGATGTATTTGCCGTCGGTTGGGTACTTCTCGTATATACGGTGGGCAATATCAGAAAGCTCGCGGACTTCCCTGCTTACCGGCACGCCTTTGAATATACCGTTATCGCCCGCTTTGACCGTTTCAGCCTGGTTGCTAGCCAACTCGGGGTCTTGTGGCACTTCTAGGTAATTGACTTGAATGTCGCCGGGTA